AGAACAAGGAACCGATGTTTGACTTACCGACCACGATGCAATCTTCTGACCGGCAGAATTGTCAGTTACAGTTCTGCTGTAAACATCCAACTTCTGTGGAAATCTTAGAAAAGTTCTGTAAGCCATTATGTAACATAGTCCATCACAAATAATGTGTAGTCAGTTAGCAACACATCAGCCTCGATGTTCCCTGTGCTGTCGTAGAAGTTAGGAGTCATGGTGAACCTAATCGTATCCATATCCACCGAAGTGATTCCGTGTCTACGATACTCAGAATCATCATTCATCAAATCAGTAATAATCAAATCAGCAGCCTGTTTGATATTCAGAGGCACATATCTCCAACCAAAATCGCCTTCAATTTTGTAATCAGAATGCTGCTTAAAAGTCTTACCAAGAATCCTAGAAGTATTAGTCTGGACAACATTTGCTTTAAATCGAAGGTAATAAGAAGCTTCAAAATTAAAAGGCTGTCTGACTTTTTCAATATTTGTAAGACTTGAGTCTGAGTAATCGTGAATAACTTCTGCATCAGAGTCACCAGGATTAAATGTCACTTTTCTCAAAGTAGCAATAGGAATAGGCAAATGTAGATTCTTGTGATTACCGCCATCTAAAGTAAAACTCTTGTTTGGATAATACTCAAACGACTGACCGCAATAAGTATCAATAATATTTCTGGCTCTCTTCTCAAAATAATCAAACTGAGCAGCGAACCCGCTCAAATCACTATGATTAGCTAGAAACTCAGCCCAGCTGATATACGGGGTATAAGCATTAATATACTGAGACTGGGTGTACTCAGTACCGCTAATCGAATACGTGAAGTCTGCTCTGTGCTTACCGGCAGAGTTTAAAGTATAAATACCGGAATTTTGCTGCCCAAAAGTAATCGTATAAACCCCTTCAGACGACCTTGTTGCAGCAGTTGAAGACTGCACAACATCACCAAACTCATGCGTCAACACAACCGTCACATTATTAGAATCAGCATCAGACGGAAGAGTCAGCGTAAGAGTTTTTGATGTATCAATTTTTACGTCATCCATTTAAATCTCCATTCAGCACCAAAAAGTGCTTACTTTTATAATACCATTATACCTAAAAAACGATTAGAGGTATATGGCTACAACTCGTCTTCTGATATTAGAATAACCGCAAGCAAATGTATTGCAAGCGCACCAAGGCTTATCCATATACCCCATTCCCTAGTCTGTCCTGACAAAGTAATTAAAACCAAGCCAGTACCAGCAAGAGTCCAAGCTAATGAATAACTCTCTTTCAAAACTCTTTTCAAAGCTCTCTTAATCATCTAGACCTCCTTGATGAACCTCCACGCTTACGTGGGCCATCAGAGCCTCCTCCGCCACCTCCCCCTGAGCCTCCAGATGTTTTAGGACCAGAAGGACCGGCAGCAGCGCCAGCCGTGGCTGCTACAGCAGCCGTTGCTGCAACAACTGTACGACGATCTTCCGTCGTGATAGCGGAACCAGCAGCAACATAATCGTTATAGTTCTCATCTTCAAAGATATTTACAGCGTCTTCAAATTCGCTTTTAACTTCATCATCTACTTCATTCAAAGCAACAACAAGCGTTTGCTTTGCATCATCTGGGATATCGTTAAAATTATCGTCTTCAACCAGATTTTTAATATCGTCAACAGTTACATCACCGTCAATAACGTCAATATATTCTTCCGCCAGCTCTTTGCTTATCGTATCAAGTTCTTCAACAACTTTAATTTCAGCTTCATCAATCTCTTTAACCTGCTCAGGTGATACATCTAAACCTAAATCTTCCAGTTCTTCCGCTACAGCCGCATCATCAGGATCTTCGAACACCGGCACAGTTGTCGTGGGCGGCGTAGGGGTAGTGGTAGGGGGCGAACTAGTTGTAGTTGTTGCAGGCGGGACAGTCGTGGTGGTTGTAGACGTTGACGTTGTTGTCGGTGGCAACGATGTAGTGGTAGTTGTAGTTGGAGGGGAAGTGGTGGACGTTGTGGTAGGCGGGACTGTTGTCGTTGTACTCGTCGTTGTAGTGGTTGTCGTGGTCTCCGGCACGGTCGTTGTGGATGTACTCGTCGAGGTCGTTGTTGACGTAGTTGTGGTGACGGGTATCGTCGTCGTTGTAGACGATGTGGTGGTTGTCGTGGTAGTGGGGGCGGTTGTAGTTGGGGGAACCGTTGTTGTCGTGGATGTTGTAGTTGTGGACGTTGTTGTGGTTGATGGCGTTACCTCTTCTACCAAAAGAGTGACCTGTGTAGACCACCCAGAGTATATACCCATTGTATCATTATCCGCACGGACATCAAAGACGTATGACTCTCCTAAGCCACCAGTGCTTTCAAATAAACTAAACGGCAAGGTGTAGTCAGTATTTAAGGCATTTTCATCACCTACATTACCTGTAGCAACACCCCAGCCAGCATCTGGCGGTATTCTAAAAGAAATCGCATACCGCTCCGGTTCAACATTACCAACATTAGGAGCATCCCAATCAAGATAAACACCGTCAGAAGTGACTTCTCCAGTCAAATTCATAGGTGGACCAATTGTTTGAGGAATCGTTGTAGTAGTTGTGCTAGTAGTCGTTGTGGTGGTAGTTGTGGTGGTAGCAGGAGTTGCCCAACTCCAAGTGTTTTGCACAAATCCACACAAGGTAGAAGAAGTCAAACCCTGACAGGTGTCCCAAGAAGCATTAGAAGACCAACCGTTCGGTGGGGAGTTGCTGTTGATCGAATTGAAGTACGGGTTAGTGAGCAGGTTAGTTAGGTCTGTCCATTCGGTGCTTCCGTCTAGTTTTGCTTTGAAAGCGACTTCTTTGATTTCCGTTCCGTAGTTTCCTCCCCAACCTTCGCCATCTTTTGCCCAAATGCGAATCTTCACCGTGTCCCACAATGTTGAATCTTGAACATTCGTAGAGGTAGACGCTGAGAACCAGAAGGAAGGAACCTCAACCCAAGATGTTGGAGCGGATGAAGTTATGTTGCCTTGCAGCAGGTTCCCAGCAGAGTCGTATGCGGCATATTGTGTCGCAACGTAATCATTCACATCGTAGAAACGTTTAACGAGCGGTGTGACAATGATTGCATCAATTTCTCCCGCATACGAAGAAACGTCAATCGTCTGCTCAATGTACGCAGGAATATAAGAGAACCTGACACCGTTGTATGTGCTGAAGTTCGTTGCAAGTGTTAGATCGGTAACAAGTTCGTAGTTGTTACCACTAGGATTAGAGCCTAAACCATACGAACTACAGCAGTATCCTGCTCTAAGGCGATAAACACCAGCATCTAACGTGGTTTCAATTTTTGACGACACGCATTGGTCCGTACTGTTGTGATTACCATCATCATTCTGGGCTAGAGTATTACCGGATAGATCGTACACCCAAAGATACGGATCAGCAAAACTACCGGCGCACGCAGAGTTTGAGTTACCATAGATGACAACATTAGTAGCGTCTTGCTCAATCTCAAAGTACCAGTCAGACTCTTCGGTAACCGTATACGTAGATGCCCTCGCCACACTCGGAAACAAAGAGAGTATGGCAAGGGCAACTACAGCAGCCGCAGGTAAAAACCTTGTTTTAGAAGGCTTAAAAAACTTCATTATATATCTAGACTATCATCTAGACATTTATTTTTATAGTTTACTTTTTAGGTGGAAGAATCTTTACAACCCAACTTCTACTACCGTCAGGATTAACTCTCCAAAAACCTTCAGTCTTCGCCATCTTTCTTCATACCCTTAGCACCAAAGTAGCCACCGATAATACCGATAACACCACCAAGAGCAGTTTGAACAAGAGTCATAACATCAGATGAAACTTCAACAGCTTCACCAGTAGTTTGAGTCTCAATTGCAGCAACAACATAATCGCCAACAATGGCAACCAGAATTGCCAACATAACACCAGTGGCGAGTACATACATAGTCTTCTCTTTCATTAGCCGAACATTGCCTTCCATGTCTTAGGACCAACAATCCCATCGACATGCAAGCCATTAGCGGTCTGCCAATCACGGACTTTATCTTTTGTTTGACGACCAAACTGACCGTCTACAATAGCTCCAACCTTAGCCTGAACAGCCTTAACAGCCTCAGAGTTCTTGGAACCAAGCTTGATGGATTCACCCGGATAAGCCCTACCAGAAGGCTGAGGAGCAGGTGCTGGAGCAGGTGCTGGAGCAGGTGCTGGAGCAGGCTCATCTGCTTTACAATCACAAGCCTTAGCGTGCTTGTCAGAACCCGGACCCCAAATACCATCAACATGCTGATCATGCTCAGCTTGCCAAGCCTTAACAGCAGCCTCAGTTTTAGGACCAAAATCCCCATCAACTGGCTGAGCACCAACAATACGTTGCACTTCCTTCACACCATCACCACGGGAACCTCTTTGGAACCAAGGCGACTTTCCAGAAGGCGCTGATTGAGTCTTAGCAGCAGGCTTAGTAGAAGCAACTGGTGCCTCACCAAGAAGCTCCTCAAAAACCTCTTTATAGTAATCAGGATCATCAGCGTGTTCATTGCTAATCTCAATATGTACCCAATCACCACCCGGAGCACCACTAAAAGCCTTCTTGTCGTAAACTCTCCAAGCGTTACGGTCACACATCCATCCACGACCCCAAGGGCGAGGATAATAGTCAAAGACAGCTTCAACACCTAAAACATCTGCGTTCTCTACAACCCAGTCCATCATTTTACATGCATCGTCATAATTACCAGTACCACGATAAGGAGCGCCTCTCCAAGACAAATCGCCTGCCCTACCAGTAGCGTGAACTGACGGGGTGCTCTTACCACGCTTATTTCTGACACCAAAAGTGCCGTTATTCCATAGCCCAAAATGGGCTTCTAAAAGATCAATGAGCATTTCAAAACCGGCTCTTTTACCAGAAGCAGTCTTGTCATACCCAGTATAAGGTCTATTCATATCATTTCTCCTTTTCTTATATTTTAGTTTACTAAGCATAAAATATCAAAACTCATTAAATACTTCAATAGGCTCAGAAGACTCATTAGGTAACTCAGGCTGCTGATCGACAGGTTTAAATGGATTATGCGACTTATCATCAAACTTTGCGTTACGATCTGTCCAATCCTGAATTCCCGGGTTCACCAACTCATAAAGCCCCTTGTTTGCGACAAAAGTTGAAAGAATTGTTTTTGACTGAGTTATTGGAACTTCACCCTTATGAGGATGAGTGAAGTTAGAAGGAAACATTAAAACTCTACCTGCAACGGGAGAAACCTTCAAATTTTGAAGTGGGAAATATGTCTCTCCACCAACATCAACATCATTTAAATAAACAATCATAGTTGAAAGCCTATGAGGAACTGGCATAAAAGGACCACCATCAATATGCTCATCGTAGAACCCTTCGCCTCTTTTATAAGTTTGAATCTGATACCCAGAATCTTCAAGGGGATATGTGAAAGCGTGCAGATTTGTATACTGCATTACATAATCATTAACTACTGATCTAGTATATGGCAATATCTCCGACTCATGTCTACCCCAACAGAGATCGTAATCTTCTTCAAGAAGCTCTCTCTCAATTCTCGTATCCCAAGTATTTTTCGTTGTAGGCATATCGCCACCCATAGTAATGCCACGCCACAACTTGCCCTCACGCACCAACCTGTCCCAATGTAGATTTAAATCAAACATCAACTCTTCACACAATAACTTAGGAATTAGATTTTCGTACACAGCAATACCGCTTCCACGACCTAGCGGAAAATATCTTTGGACTTTTCCATCTGCCGCATATGAAGCATCAATGTTTAAGATTTCAGAATCTTCAAAATATGTCATACAGACATTATATCAGCTTGGAGTTGGCAGCGTGCCCCAAGGCGGAGTCGGTATTACAATTTCCTCAACCGGAACATCCTGTTGAGGAATATCTCTCAACGCCTGCCTAAACTGGAACCAAGCAGCCCGGTCGTCAGCACTTAAACCATTGTCTTGAAGAGCCGTCCAGTCGGACCACATCAACATAGAGTCTCTCCACTTCTTAACCCAAGAAAGCTTCCTAGCTTCAGTCCAAGTGAAGTTTTCAAACATTTCCTCCACTTCTTGCCAACCCATAGACTCAAAAGCAGTAGTCTCTTCAATTGTAAACCAGATCTCTGGAGGACTAAAGTCACTAAATGCCATAATTACACCTTTATAATATAGTTTAGCACAATATACGGCTGAACATTATTGTGCGCACCACCACCACCAGTATTTTGGTTTGTAGCCGTAGCATTTGCTACAGAAGCAGGATGCGAATGAGGCGCATTAGCCGCACCAGTAGAAGCAGGATGGCTGTGAGGCGCATTAGCAGCACCTGTGGAAGCAGGGTGGCTGTGCGGAGCATACTGAGCAGGGGCGTAGTGGCTATGAGGGGCGTTAGCAGCGCCAGTGGAAGCAGGGTGCGAGTGAGGACCATAAGATGTCACAGTTCTCGCATAATAAGCAGACTGCCACGCAGCAAGAGACCCCGGATAAACATCCCAGTTGTTACCAGCACCGACACGTTTAGCATATTTATTTGGATTCTGACCATTTGAATTACCACTCTCTCCGTGAGAGTGAGGGGCATTAGCAGCCCCAGTAGAAGCCGGATGCGAGTGAGGTGCGTTAACAGCGCCAACATTATGAGCATGATAAGCATTAGCAGCACCCGTAGAAGCGTTATGTGAATGAGGAGCATTCGCAGCGCCCGTTGAAGCAGGATGAGAGTGAGGAGCGTTTACAGCACCAGTAGAAGCATTATGAGAGTGAGCGTCCTGTGCGTGATTATGCGAAGGCATCTCAGCAGCATTCAACGTATGAGTAGCAGCACCGCCAGTTTCAGCAAGAGCATCGAAAGCAGTATCAGCAGAATCTAAACCAACAACAACCCGACCCTTAATATTAGGCAAATTAAAAGTCGTAGACCCGTCACCAGACCCATAAGTATCACCAACAACAGCATACAAATCAGCATAAGTAGTTCTAGAAACAGCAGAACCATCACAAATCAACCAACCAGTAGGGGCAGATGAAGCAGACCAAGCAACCAGACCACCAGTAGGCACCGGGCCAGTCGGGTCTAACGTATGACCACCAAGAGACATCGTTGAAGAAACAACATGATCAACTTCAATCTGATCAAATTCTTTATTAATTATACGTTGAATCATCCGGCATCATACTCCACACCATAAATACTTATCGTACACTCGCTATTAGCATAACCTATCGAAGATATAGAATCTCCCGGTTCCATAACCAAAATAGCGTCGCTAGTCACAACGTCACCCACAGGGACATCAACGCTATACAGAACTGCATTATTAGAAGAAGATGTATCGCCGGAAGGAATTAAATTAACACTTACGCTACCGACCGTGCTTCCCATAGTAGTGTTAGTAATCACTATGCTTTTAACAATAGCATAGGAACCCACATTACTTGTTAAAGTATAAACATTAGAACCATTACCTACAGGTCCAATATAAAACCTCTTAGGAACTAAATTAGCCATCTCTCAACCTCCTATGCCAGTCCATATAAGTATAGCATTATCAAAAGTATTTGTATTCATTGACTGCGTGGTAAGTGCATCCAAAACATGATCAACAAAATCACCAGATGCATGATTTTGTGCCGATGTCCCATCATACCCACGCTGACTTACAGTCACGGTGTTGCCTGTGCGTGAAGAACACAGAATTTTTTCTTCATTAATTAATCCTCTGTTTATTACAATAACAAAAGGATTGACGCTACCCGTAGGATAGCTGGAGCCGGAAGTTAAAGAAATAGATGTATCTGTGTTTGATACATTAGCAGACAATGTGGTTTCTTCTACATCGCCTAAAAATTCTCTACGTTCCATAAACTCCCCAATTAGTCAATACTGATGTCTAAATCACCAGATGCAATTCTAAGAATGTCACCTGCATCAACTGTCTTGTTTGCGCTTAATGTGCCATGAACAAGTAAATTACCAGAAGATGCAGCATCAAAAACA